AAAAATAGCAAATAGAGCCTTTGTTCTTAGAGCAAATGTTGACATGTCAGAACTAGCAGGTAGTGCCTCTGCTCCTAGTTCAGATCCATCTGACGGAACATACTGGTTTGATTTAGCAACAAGTAAATTTGGTCTATTCGAATGGTCAGCAACTAATCAAACATTTACAAATAAATCTCCAATTTTGATTACAAGCACAACCGACCTAGTAGGTGGCGCAACAACTGGTATACCAAAAACAAACATTGGTTCTATCGGTGACTATGCTATTAACACAACTCATGTTACAAATAAAATATATTTCAAAAACGATTCAAACGCATGGGTCCATTTAGGAAGCACGTCATGGCACACAAGTCATGCGACAATAACTGGTACCGTATCAGGTACAGGTAACATTTTAACAAATGGACATGCAATTACAATCAATGGTACAACTGTAACATTATCAGGAACAACTTTAACAGCACTTAAGACATCTATCAACAATGCAAACATTCCAGGTGTTACTGCTGACGTAGATAGTGTAACTGGTTTCTTAGAAATATATTCAAATGGTTTCTCAAGAAGTGCAGGATCTGTAGATGGCAAAATTATTTTAGCAAACAGTTCAGGAACTATTTTGACTGATGCTGGATTGACGGCAGGTACTTACGCGGCACCTCAATTCTACCAGGCGGCCCACACAGCAAGACCTGAATGGAAATCAGGCGATTCTGTACCAAGACCTAACGGTTCAGTTTGGTTCAAAACTACAACACCAAACAGTGGTGCAGACATAACAGTTAAACTTTACAGTGCGTCTTCAAGTAGTTTCAGCACAGTTGATTCTCCATTGTATGCTAACAACCACACAGCGATTTTCAACCTAGACGGTATAAACGGTGGTACAAGCATTGCAACTGGTACATTATATACACAATTCAACGTGACTGAAGAATCTATTGGAGCAAACATTATAGATAGCACACCAAATCTTGGAGACTTCCAAATATTCAGATACGAAGGTGGCGAAACTGTAATAACATCAAACACTACAAACCCAAGTTTCGTAAATAATGAAACGTTCACTATGCAAGAATCACTAAAAGCACAGGCGGCTCTTGACAGTGCAAGAACTGTTACTGTTGTTTCACAGGATGGTTCAACTAGTGCTGACGCAGACGACTTTGTGGCGGCAATTAGTGCGGCAGGATTTACAAACATCGAAGCAGAAGTTATCACAAGTGGTGAGAAAAAAGGTGCAATCTCAATCAAACACAAATTAGGTGGTGAGATTAGATTTAACGATGGTGCGACAGCGGCCAATCCTTTAGCAACTAATGGTACACCATTGGCGGATGCTGGATTTGGTTCAGCGAATGCACATTCTTATGGAACGTACACAGCGAACTCAACAACTTTAGTTGATAACTTGTACGATGCTCCGGCGGCGGACACAGCAGACTCAACAACAGCAAACGAAACTGTTGCTTCAAACTTCAAAAGGTTAAGTTACACTGCTTCATTAAGTGCACCAACAAATGAACCAGCAGACGGTACATTATGGTACAACACAAACTTAGAAGCAGACATAATGGTTCACAACGGTACAACATTTAAAGGTTACAAAGAAGTTTATGCAAATACCGATCCAAATGGACCACAATTTTCAGCAACTAAACCAACTACACAATCAGACGGTACAGCACTTGTCGACGAAGACTTATGGATAGACACTAGCGATTTAGAAAATTATCCTAAGTTATACAGATGGGACACTAGCCTGACAGATGGTGCAGATTTCGTTTTAGTTGACAACACAGATCAAACAACAGAAGACGGTATTGTTTTTGCTGATGCAAGATGGCACACAAGAGCCGAGCATCAAGCAGACGGCAACACAGGTGCTGGTACAGGATCATCAATCAAGGATTTGTTATCTGACAGTCATTTAGACCCAGATGCTCCAAATCCTGCTTCTTATCCAAAATCAATACTATTGTTCAACACAAGAAGATCTGGTTACAACGTTAAATGTTACAAAAACAACTACATCACAACTACTGCATATCCAGGTTCAGGAAGTTCTGGAAAAGGTAACACAAGATTCAGTAACGAATCGGTTGCTCAGTACTACCCAGACAGATGGGTCACACAAAACGCGAACAACGACGATGGTTCAGGAACTTTTGGTAGAAAAGCAGTAAGAAAAGTTGTTGTTGCACAACTAAAATCAGAAATAGACACTAACCAAGCAATCAGAGAAGATCAAAGAGGCTTCAATGTAATTGCTTGTCCAGGATATCCTGAAGTGATTTCAAACATGGTTAACTTAAACACTGACAGAAATAACACTGCGTTTGTTATTGGCGATACACCATTTAGATTAGAAGGTACATCAACTGCAATATCTAATTGGGCAAATAACACAGCGGGTGCGGCAGACAACGGTGAAGACGGCCTTGTAACAAGTTCAGACTACCTAGGAACGTTTTATCCATCAGGAAGAACTACTGACAACGGTGGAAAAAACATTGTTGTTCCACCATCGCACATGATGTTAAGAGTATTTGCAAATAACGACAACGTGGCATTTCCATGGTTTGCTCCGGCAGGAACAAGACGTGGTGTAGTCGATAATGCAACTGCTGTTGGATATGTTGACGGTGCGTCAGGAGAGTTCGAAACAATATCAGTAACAGAATCTATTAGAGATACAATGTTTGGAGTTAATGTAAACCCAATCACATTCTTTAGTGGTTCAGGAATAGTAAACTTTGGTAACAAAACTGCTACAAGTTCATCAAGTGCCTTAGATAGAATTAACGTATCTAGACTTGCTGTTTACTTAAGAACGCAGTTGAATCAAATTGCTAAACCGTTTATATTTGAGCCCAATGATTCATTGACTAGAAACGAGATCAAACAAGCAGTAGAATCTTTCTTGTTAGAACTTGTTGGTCAAAGAGCATTGTTTGACTTCTTAGTAGTGTGTGACGAAACGAACAACACTGCGACAAGAATAGATAGAAATGAGTTGTATGTTGATATAGCGATTGAACCTGTTAAATCGGTTGAGTTTATTTTCATACCACTGCGTATTAAAAACACAGGAGAAATAGCAAATTTGGGTAATTAGTACTCGAATAAATAAAAGAGGAAACAAAAATGGCAATATCAACACTTTCAAAATTTACAGTACCACTAGCAACAGATCAAAGTTCTGGATCACAAGGCTTGTTAATGCCGAAATTACAGTACAGGTTTAGAGTTGTACTTGAAAACTTTGGTGTATCCACTCCAAGATCTGAACTTACAAAACAAGTAGCAGATGTTACTAGACCGGAACTTAATTTTGAAAACCAAACTTTAGATGTTTATAACTCTAGAGTTTACTATGCAGGTAAGCACACATGGAATCCATTGACACTTACATTAAGAGATGACGTGAACAATGCAGTGAGCAAACTTGTTGGTGAACAGATCCAGAAACAGTTTGATTTCTTTGAACAAGCAAGTGCGGCATCTGGTGTTGATTATAAATTCACAACTAGAATCGAAATGCTAGATGGTGGTAATGGTGCATCTTCACCAAACATCTTAGAAACATTTGAGTTGTACGGTGCTTTCATTGAATCAGTAAATTACAACACTTTAAATTATGCTACCTCAGAACCAGCAACAATCACTCTTACATTAAGATACGATAACGCAATACAAACACCGCAAGGTACAGGTATTGGCAGTCAAGTTACTAGAACTATCGGAACGATTGCAACTGGTGGCGGTATCTAATCGTTTGCAATTATAAATTTGTGAAAAGAGCGCCTTTAACGGCGCTTTTTTTACGACCATAAATATCGTATATGCCAAAGATAAACGACTTCTTAAAAGGCTTTAGCAACGGTCTGCCGGGAATGAAAGACTATAGACATGCTTCACGGCTATACCTCGACGATAACTTCAAACTTTTTCCAAAACAAAAATTCTTATACCATGTGGTATTTGACATAGACAATACTGTACCAGCAAAACCTTTCAACCCCAACGAACTGTTAGAAATCAACATGTTGGTAAAAAGAATTGATTTGCCAAAGTACAACATGAATTACGAAGAAAAGCAACAATACAATAAAAAAACTTACATCGCTACTAGAATAGGATACGATCCTATCAACATAACGTTCCATGATGATCACGCCGATACTATCAATGCATTTTGGAAAGAATATTATGAATATCATATTGCTGATCCACTTGTCATGTCAGGTGTAGCACAAACTAAGGACACACTTTATCAGAAAGGTGAGAACCGTCCATTGCAATTTGGTATGGATACTCCTGTGCAAAGACAAAAACCATATTTAAAAAGTATACAAATCTTTTGTTTGCACAAACAAAGGTTCACAAGTTTTACTCTAATAAATCCTGTAATAAGTTCATTCAGTCATGACTCGCTTGACCAAACCGACGGTGTGGGAATTTTAGAAAATACAATGCAAATACTTTATGAATCAGTATTATACGATTCGGGAATTATTAAAACGCAAAATGGAAGGATTAACAACCAAGACATTCCAGGTTTTGCCGAGATACACTACGACAAAGAGCCTAGTCCTCTGACTGTTTTAGGAGGAGGTACTACTTCTATATTTGGACCAGGAGGAATAGTTGATGGCGTGGGGTCAGTAATTGGAGATATTGGAAGTGGCAATTTTAGTTTGGGTACAATTTTACGAGGCATCAACACATACAACAATGCAAAAAAAATAAAAGCCAAAGATGCTGTAAAAGAAGAACTTAAAGGCATAGCAAAAGACGGTGTAAGAGAAATAGGTCGAATAGCGTCCAACAACACCAGTGCTGTAGGAGACTTCAGTATAACAAGTCCGGAAACGATAGGACTGTTAGCCACAGGCACAGTTGCAAGTGCAGTTGGGTTGATAGATAATAAAGATGCAAAAAACAATACTGTGATACAAAACTCACAACTTAACACAGTAGACTTTTTATCGTCTACGGAAGCATTCAACCTTGTATCAAACAACTCGACGGTGAGAGATAAGGTAGCCACCGGCATTTATTACAAATCTGTTGGTTCAAGACAAGGATTAACAATCTCTGAAAGCGATGTCGAATTCCAAAGTTTGACCGACCCTGAAAAGAATGTTTATAGAATTAATGCAATTAATAGTATAACCAAGTTGGTATCAGAAGGCTATATATTGATAAGCAGAGAAACCAACGACGTGGCAATACAAACAGAGAAGGTTAATTTATAATGGCTGAAGTGTATACAAATTTACCAGAAAAAGAAAAAGATAGTCTTCTAACTACAATTGATAATCTCACAAAGAATCAGAACACAGAACCTTTCAGTTTAAATCAAAACGATTATGATGCCGCGATTGCATTTTTTGTCAAAAGAGGTTTTGGACGAGAAAGTGCAGAGAAAACAGCCTACATCATTCTAAGACAGGCAAAAATCGATAGCATTAACCCACAAGAACTTTTAGATCAGTTGACCAAAGCGACTCCTGTACAACTTTCTGAATTAATTACTGTGATTTTAAATGCCAACCGAGTAAAAACTAGCAGGCTAGGAACAAGAACTACTAAAAAGATTGTAGACATCGTAAATCGAACTATCCTAGATTAAATCTATGAAGTTTGCCAGAGGAAAATTTAATTTCAAAAATAAAGAGAAGTATATAGGTCTAAAAACACCCACATACCGTTCGTCGTGGGAACAAAGTTTTATGAGACTATGTGATGAACACCCAAATGTGCATAAATGGGCAAGTGAGGCAGTAAAGATACCTTATAGACACCCATTCACAGGCAAATACACAATATATGTGCCGGATTTCTTTATAGTGTACGTTGATAAGAACGGAAAGAAACATGCAGAACTAATTGAAGTAAAACCAATGAATCAAACCTCCATGGAAAAAGCAGGAAGGAGTGTTGCTAAACAAAAACAAGTAATAATTAATCAAGCAAAATGGTCGGCGGCATCCGATTATAGTAAACAGAACAGAATTACATTTAGAGTCGTATCAGAAGAACAACTTTTCCATCAAGGTAATCGTAAGTAATACAAATGACCAGAAAATTAGAAGAAATACTAAATTTACCAAATGTCAAAGAAGCATTTCAAGAGGTAGACAAAAAAGAACAAGCGAGGGCCAATAAAGATAGCACCAGAGAAGTTCAAAAAAACGTAGACCCAAAGACTGCTAAGGCTTTACAAGCCAGTTATGAAGAATTTGATAAAATAGAAAAAGCACTTCCACAAGTCAAAGGATTAGGAGAACTATCTGACCTCGAACTAGACAAACTTGCCGTGGAAGCCGAGGAAAGTTATAAAAATTTAATGGACTTAGGAATGAACGTTGATTCAAGATACTCTGGTAGAATATTTGAAGTGGCAAGTACTATGTTGAGAAATGCCATCGACGCAAAATCTTCAAAAATTGATAAGAAATTAAAGATGGTAGAACTACAATTGAAAAAACAAAAATTAGATAACGACAATCAAGAAGACGGTCCGCCGGCTGTTGAATCAGAAGGTACAATTATCACAAATCGAAACGACTTGATGAAGAAATTAATGAAAAAAGATTAATGAATGAAAATAATTTCTGCATCGCACCATTCATACAGATAGTTAACGACGCAAGAGACGGGGGCGGACCTTGTCCTTACAATTCTGAATGTTGGACATTCAAAGAAAAAACAATTCTAGGCAAATGGAAGTCTGAACAGTTCCAAAAATTACGGCAAGAGTTCATACAAGGCAAAAAACCAGAGGTGTGTTGGCGTTGCTGGTCTGACGAGGATGCCGGGAAGAAAAGTCTAAGACAAAGACTTTATAATTTTTCAAGCGATGACGTGGATGCCCATATCAAAGAAGTCAGAGATCCTAAAACTATGTTTGAAAATGTATTCAAAAAATATGTTGAAAGCGGAAAATATGAAACTGGGCCAAAAACTTTAACAATTAAGCCAGGTAACCTTTGTAACCTTAGTTGCAGGAGTTGTAATCCCACTGACTCTAGCCAATGGGTGTCTATGTTAAACCGGTTACAAAAAAAAGGTGAGTTAAAATTTATTGAAAACGAAAAAAACACAGACATGAGTGATGCACAAATACAAGACATTATCAACTACTCAGAAAATTTACAAAGACTTGAGATTTTTGGTGGTGAACCATTCTATCATAAAAGTGTCAGACAAAAATTACTACCAAAATTGATAGAAAAAGGACACAGCAAGGACATTACCCTATACTTCAATACCAACGGAACGCTCTTTGACGATGAAATTGCAGGTTTAAGTAAAAAATTTAAAAAATTAGAAATTCGGGCCAGTATCGACGGCACTTATGCCCAATTTGATTATCTCAGATACAACGCTAATTACGATCAAGTCATAGAAAACTGTAAAAAGTTTGCTGAACTAGATAACAGCAATTTTGAACTGGTTTGCACCATAAGTCCGTACAATTTTTTGTACTTAGACGACTATGAAGAACAATTCAAAGCATTAGGATGGACTGCATTCTACAACATGACGTCGGGACCTGACTACATGTTACTCTACAACATACCAGAAGAAGTAAAAAATAGCATAAATTTATCCAGTAAATTTAAGGAATTTGAAACCTACATAAAAACCAATAAATCAAACCCTAAAGCATGGGAGAAATTTGTGGCAGTGACAAAAACGCTTGATGCGGATCGGAAACAAGACTTTAAACAGGTTTTTCCTCGGTTCTATGACCTTGTTAGAAACCATTTTTAACAACACTTAACGCACCAATGATGCTAAATAACACTAATATGATGAATTTCAAAAACTATCTTACAGAATCAGCAAAACAGTACGACTACAAAATCAAGGTAGCGGGTCCGATAAGCGATGATTTTAGCAATAGGCTAGAAACAGCGTTAGGTAAGTTTGAAGTATCAAAAATGTCCGCTGGGAAAACATACCCAATCCAGGAAACACCGTTAGATTTCCCACAAATAAGCAATATGGAAGTGACAATATTTGACGCAACAACAAATTATCCGTGTTCAACACACGCGATGCAAGAATATCTTGCTGATTACATGAATATGCCAAGCAATCAAGTAGTTGTTAGACGACCAGGAGAGCCAACTGAAGAATATCAAGATCAAATGAAAGCGGCAACACAGTCTGAATACAAAAATAAGTTAATGGATCTAGAATATAAAGATTCTCCAAAAGTAAAAGGCGAAGACTTTCATTCTACAAAGGCAAACATGAGCCTTTTAAAAGAATTACTAAAAGACAGAGAAGAAAATAAAGATGCTCCTAAAGAAAAAGAAAATATAATGAGCAAAGAAGAAGAATCAAAACCATCACCAGTACAGGCCGCTCACAAAGGACCTGTAAAAGGCAACCCAGACCCAGCAGGAGCAAGATAATCATGGAAATGTTAGATGTATTAACAAAGTTAAGAGAAATAGCACAAAGCAAACCGGAACTAGTAAAAGACGCATTGGAAAACGTTGAGAGAACAAATCCAAAAGACGTCAACGAAGGTGCCTTGAAACAGGCTATGCATGATGATGCGGAAAAAATGAGCAAGGAAGAATTTTTGAAAAAATATCCAGGATCTGAAAGTTTTTGGCACAGTATAAATGGTTACGATGAATCAATAAATAAAAGCACTATGGAAAACAAAGAAAAAGAAGTTGTAAAAGAAGCAATCCAAATCACGACAGATTCACCTCAAGAAGCAGGTATGATGATGCAGATTTTAAAACTTGCAGGTGTTCAACCAGTAGACGCAAAAATGATGGGCATGGAACCAAAACAAGATATGGATCATGGTCATGACGATGATGAAATGGGCACAATGCAGATGGCTAAGATGAGAGACATGATGTCTTCACCGGATGATGAAAAAGCAGACGAAACATATTCAAATACGCCAGACGAAAAAACTCAAGACACAGATACTTTAGTCAATTTCCATTCAGGTGGCTTAAACAGACAAAAGGCAACATATCCAAAAGTTGCAAGTGGTGATAATCCTATGGCAATGGCCAAAGAAGACAAGATCACTGAAGAAGAATTAGCAAACAGTCTTAGAACACAGTACGAAAGTTTCAAACAAGCATATCAAGAAGCGGCAAAGCCAGACTACATCGACTTAGATAAAGACGGCAACAAGACCGAGCCAATGAAAAAAGCGGCTAAAGACGCCGAAGCGAAAAAAGACAAATAAGTTACTTTTTCGACACCGTAAATATCCATTAAATAGTTTACTATGGCTTACGTAAGTTTAGATAGCGACCAAATCAAGAAGGCGAATAAAAAACACAGATACACCAAATCGCAGGTCGAACAATTAGAGAAATGTATGGATCAAAAAACCGGTCCATTATATTTCATGAAGAATTTTATAAAGATACAACACCCTACAAAAGGTTCTATGCCTTTTAAGCCGTACGTATATCAAGAACGATTGATCGAAAGTTACAACGACCACAGATTTTCTATTGCAATGTTGCCTAGGCAGACCGGGAAGACCACATGTGCGGCCGGTTACATAATTTGGTACGCAATGTTTAAACCTGACTCGCAAATTTTGATTGCGGCACACAAATATCAAGGTGCATCAGATATCATGTCACGTGTAAGATATGCATACGAAATGTTACCGGCGTGGATCAAAGCAGGAGTCAATCAATACAACAGGAATTCCATTGAATTTGATAACGGTTCAAAAATCATGGCAACTACTACTACTGAAAACACAGGTAGAGGTATGTCCTTGACAATGATATATTGTGATGAGTTTGCTTTCGTGCAACCACCTGAGAAGGCCGTAGAATTTTGGACATCATTGTCGCCTACTTTGAGTACAGGTGGTAAATGTTTAATTACATCAACACCAAACTCGGATGAAGATCAGTTTGCGTTGATTTGGAAAGAAGCACTGAAACGTTATGATGATTTTGGAAATGATAACATAGTAGGCACAAACGGTTTCTATGCCATGAAGGCTCACTGGAGCGAACATCCAGACAGAGATGAGGCATGGGCCACAGCAGAAAGATCAAGAATAGGTGAAGAAAGATTTAGAAGGGAACACGAATGTGAATTCTTAATCTATGACGAAACATTAATCAATAGTGTGAGGCTTGTTGAACTAGAAGGCGTTGATCCTATTTGGACACAAGGGCAAGTAAGATGGTATTCAAAGCCAAAACCTAAGCATACATATATGGTTGCATTGGATCCTTCACTCGGGACAGGAGGAGATTACGCGGCAATACAGGTAGTGGAACTACCAACATTTAAGCAAGTGGCAGAATGGCATCATAACATGACTCCTGCCAATCATCAAATTAGAATTTTGCAAGAAATCAACAAGTACATCAACGATACAATCATGGAACAAGATTCAACTGCAACTCCACAAATATTTTATTCAATGGAGAACAACACACTTGGCGAAGCGGCTCTTATGAGGGTCATGGATATTGGTGAGGAGAATATAAGTGGAATGTTTTTATCTGAGCCAATACGTAAAGGACACAGAAGAAAATTCAGGAGAGGTTTCAACACGACAGCAAAACATAAAATTGATGCTTGTGCTAAATTTAAAGAACTTGTAGAGAACAACAAACTTGAACTTAATTCAAAACCTTTGATATCTGAACTTAAAAACTTTGTAGCCACTGGCGTGTCTTACAAGGGCAAACCAGGCGAACACGACGATCTTGTGTCTAGTATGTTGTTAGCAACAAGAATGATGAAAGTATTAGCGGACTTTGATCCTAAAATATTTGAGCACTGGACTAATAGAACCTCAGAATATACGGCACCAATGCCTATTTTTGCTAACCTCGGAGTTTAAATAAATACTTCATATGGCATCAAGTACCACATCACAAGATCTGTTTAATAAGATTAGAAGCAAGTTTTCTAACCTTACTATCGGAAATGCTGAAGGAGAATCCACAGCAGATCCTAAAGAAGCAGTGTTTTTTGACTTTGAATTTTCGGAAGATGCAGACACTTTTGGTAGAATCTCTGTGTCTTTAGCAGACGGTGAATCTGTTAAAGTTTTTTATAATCAAGGATTAGTTGAAAAAATTGACGAGGAAGACAAGGCAGATTGGTTCGCATTTTTAAAAGAATTGAAAGATTTTGCAGTTACACATCAACTAGGATTTGACGTGCGAGATATAACAAAATCTAACCTAACGAAGCAGGATTATCAAAATCTTGCAGATGCAAACAAAACGGTAAATACTGACGCAATGTCAGAAGAACTATCAAGAATAACTAAACTAGCAGGTGTAAGCGAAGGCCTTACAGGTACGGCAAAACGTTCATACGAGAACCTAGACAAAACAAGATTAATTATTAGACACTCAGGCAAAGTTGATGAAGAAGTACCTGGTGCTAGATCAAGACAGATACAATCACTATACATTGAAAACGAAGACGGTGAAAGATTCAAGTATCCAATAACACACCTAGCAGGTGCGAGAGCGATGACTAGACACGTTGCAAACGGTGGAAGACCACACGATGAGTTTGGTGAACACATTATACAAACTTCAGAAGATATTGCAAAATTAAATTCATTTACAAGATATGTGTCAAATAAAGATCAATTAAATGATAGTGCTGGTGATATTATAGAACAAACAAAATTAAAATTAGAAAATTTAAGATCATACGTAAAAAACTTATCCAAACAATCACACTATGAAACTGCAAGTAAAGATTTCAAAACAGCAGACGACCTAGTACTAGATGACGAGACTGCAAATTCATACAAAGATAAATTTACACTAAAAAATTTAGATTCAAAAGTCGAAGAGGCGCTTCCGTTAATACATAAGATCATGAGCGAGATTCAAGCAACAGAGGAACAACCAGTAGCAGAATTAGATAAAGACGATAAACCTTTGTCAGACAAAGATGCAAAAATTCCGCCACCGGTTGATGCAGGACCAATTGTGCAAAGATACTTGACTGATCCTGAAAACAAACTAGTTCTTAGAAAAGATAACACAGCAGATCAGATGTTGCAGAGAACAAACTTTACAAACAAAAACACAATGTTAAGTTCAATACTTGGAGACATTGCGGCAAGGATGTTAACAAAAACACCGGACGAAGATAGAGTGGCAAACTTTGCTTCTAATGTTGCTGATGAGATATCTCAGGAAGGCGAACCGTTCTTCAAGCCAGACAGCAATTACATAAGAAATAAAAAGATTGCATTCCAACTGGCCAAAAGATACGTGGACGATTACAAAAAAATGAAGAAAGACCCAGACTATGTGTCTCAGGTTAGAATGGATCCTAACGAGTATGAACCTAAAAAAGACAGAACCGGGAAAGCCAAAGAAGAAATTGCTTTTGAAGGTTGGGCAGAGAATGTTTCTGAACAAAAACCATATGTGTCAATGTACAGAGGCGAAGACGGTAAAATGGTATATGATGTTTTAGATAAGGACGGTGAATCCGCTTACAAATCAAACGATTACAACACTGCAACAAAATACATGAACACAAATTTTGATACATTGGCTGGAAGAAAACCTAAGATGGATTCAGAACAACCAACTGAAGAAGGCATGGGCGACAAGATAGCAGACATGGCACAGAGCATGAGCAAAGACGAATTCATGAGCAAGGCAGACGAACTAGGTTTAACTCCAGAAGAAGCCGCAGAACACTACGAGAAGATGCAGGGCGGAGCACACGCTGGCAAATTCGAAGGTAATCAATTTGCACAGGCCGTACAGAAGGCCAAAGCGGCAGGCATGAAAGCAGGTGATAAGTTTAAAGTAGGTGACCAAGAATACACATTGAAAGATGCGATAGAATTAGCAGGCCTACAGTTAGATGAATTCTTTTCAGAAGAAGAAACTGCACAGACAGAACAACCTGAGACAAATGCAGAATTAGAGAGAATCAAATCTCTTTCAAATTACCAATAATATCCGTAGACATTAGATAAATATAGTTGTATATTATAAAAATTGCTTAATATACATTTAGGCACAAACATAGGCAACATAGGAGGCTTACATTATGGCTACATTGGCTGAAATAAGAGCGAAGTTAAAATCTCAAGAAGTGAATCGCTCCACTTCATCAACAGGCGGAGACAACGCCATTTATCCACACTGGAATATACAAGAAGGACAGGAATCTGTTGTAAGATTCTTACCAGATAAAGACGAAAGCAATACTTTTTTCTGGATGGAACGTGCAATGATTAAATTGCCATTCGCTGGAATAAAAGGACAGGCAGATTCGCGGCCTATACAGGTACAAGTTCCTTGTATGGAAATGTATGGAAAAACTTGTCCAGTATTAACAGAAGTCAGACCATGGTTCAAAGATAAGAGCATGGAAGACATGGGTAGAAAATATTGGAAAAAGAAAAGTTATATTTTCCAAGGATTTGTTACACAAAATCCATTAGCAGAAGAGACAACACCCGAGAATCCAATAAGAAGATTTATCATTGGACCTCAAATCTTTAACATCATCAGGGCGGCATTGCTTGATCCAGAAATGGAAG